ACAAAAGAAAAAAAAAAGGGAGAACACAGAGAAGGGGCGGGAGAGAGGGTCGTCTTTTTGTTTTTTTTTTTTTTTTTTTTTTATATATACTATTTATCTTACTACTGCCACTGTCACCTATTCAGGACACTTGACATCCTAACCGGGGTGTGGTAGTATCACAGAGACGGAGACTCACTCACTCAGAGGGTGTAAGAGTTACCGACCTCTCCAGAGGACACAATTTACTATGCTGGATACTATTAAAGCATGTAGTTTTAGAGTGAAGTGGAACTTACGAGAAGTGCATAAGGTTACACAATGGAAAGATGGTTGTGTATATCGCACTAAGAGTTTAGGTATGATAGTCTGCCTACCGGACTATAAACTACTAAATCAGGACGTTCAAATTGGAAGCGTATCAACTAAGATATCTAAGGAATTAATGTTATGACTCCTGAACATTTAGCTAATCTTAAATCACTAAGTGATAGATTACAATATCTGACGGATAATCCATATCCTGATAATAAAGCATGGCAACTTAAACTTAAAATTATAATTAAATCTTTACAAGGATTTATAGATACTGAGGTATAAGATGCAATCATTCTTAGTTCAGTTGGCTGATAGAAAGTTTACTCTCTTATATGTGCCGGTTAGATTTGTTCCTTCAGTGGTGAAATTAACTGATAATAGTGGTAAGCTTAAGTGGGCGGCCGCGTATTTAGTTGCACAATTGCCTGGTGCATACTGGATGCGTAGGGATAGTTTAAGCTTCTTAAGAGAATACGAATATAAAAAACATTGGCGTCCGTAATTAATTCTTGCATCCTGTTTACAGTTTATTATCATAGAACCTGTAGATAGGATAGAATGATTAATTCTTTAGGAGAATGATATGCTAAAGATTCTTCAATTAAGCCATAAGACTTATGTTCCTTTCTGTGGATTGGAATGCTGTGGTAACAAATTCGGACGCATTGAACGTTCATGTCATGCCAATACACATGGTCGTATCAATCGTATGAAAAGGGCTAGACGTTATGCTAAACATGTAGAACGTCAGTTAATTAAGAAGGAAATTGCTTCACAGTTACATGAAGAATATCTTGAGATAATGGAATTTATCGAAGAAATGCAGGAGTTATTCGCAGATATGGAGTATTAAGAAATGAGTAGTTCAAATAAAAAACACGTTCATAAGTATTATAAGAGTTATCTACATGGTAATTCTGGTGATTTCTTGTGGACGTGCGCGCTTCCAACTTGTCAACATCATATGCCTAAGCATTATGAGCATACTCTTAAGAATAAGATGAGTGCATGCTGGGGCAATTCCGTAGATTGTGAGTCTGTAGTAGTATTAGATGAACGCGCATGGCGTATGGATAAGCCACTATGTCAAGGATGCGATGCTAACTTTATTAGTATTGAAGATCCTGATTTGGTAGCTAAGCTTCTTAAAGCTGGATTAGTTAAAGAGGGTGAGTAGTATGTCCAATATGCCTACAGAATGTGAATGCTGCACTAATCAAGCTACTAAAGATGATCCTCTTAAACTGTTTATGACAATGTGGATGTGCCCATCTTGTATAGAAAAGAATAAGGTATTGACGGAGATTTCAGAGAAGAATGTAGATATTAGGTTGCAAACTGAACGTGAGCGCGGGAATGATGTAGTTCAGATTAATAACATTCTTAAGAAAGCTCAGGCCGTAGTAGCATCTGTAGAAGTTAAAACTGATATCTTCAATGCACAAACGGTCGCAATTGTAGATATCGCGGCTGCTATTAATGCGGATGAGTCTATTGAGAATAAGAATGGTGCATTGGCCGATAACCTATTGGCTATGTATACCTCATATAAGGAAAAGATATTCGCTAATCAGCAGGAGAATGTGGAGCTTGCTAATAAGCAGAATGCAATTCAGAAATACCTTAATGAGTTAAAGAATAAACTAACTGAAGCTGAACGTGAACGTTATCAGCTACTCGATGTTAACTATCATCCGTCGAAGGTTAAGATGGCTAATAAGCCTATTAACTCTCCGGCTAAGCCTAAGAAATATGATAAGGCTGATATCGTTAAAGCCGCTCAGCGTGCTAATGTTCCTGTTAGTGTTATTCAGATGCTATGCGTAGCTAAGAATATGACGCCTACTCAGGCAAGTGATAGTCTGTTGAATGCAGGTAGCAAGCCTGAATTGCAGGGGGACTAATGGATATTAACCTTATCTATAGACTTAGAAAAGCTATAGAAGAAACTGAAGATGCAGGTAGAGAAATCTATTATGCTATGACATTTCTTGAACAGACAAATCCAGCTAGAGCTAATCTTAATTTAGCTCTTAAATATCTTGGTATAACTAAACCCGAAGATGTAGGTCTTAGCAATACAGTTCTTACTAGAGGGAATAGAGTATGAAGACAATAACTAAGAAGGAAGAACTTAACATTATTAATGAAGCCGCTAACATCATGGTTATACTGGCTATGATGGGATATGAGCGTAACTTCAAGACTGCGCTCGCACTAAGGTTTATCGCTACTACTTGTGAGAATGAAGATCCTAGAGTTGGACATAGGGATACTAATGAAGTTAGACAGGAACTTGCTATGGTCCTGGCTATGAATGAAGTTAGGGTGGTAGATTAATGGTTATTAAAGATATACGATTGGCAATCGCAACTGATATCCTTAATGGTATGCTATCTTCTGCTGCAATTGTAGATAGACATCTAGTAGAGAAAGATAAGTGGTGTAAGGTTGCAGTTGAATGGGCAGATAAGTTGATTAAGGCTAATACCGAATATACGGGTTATTAATTCTGCAACATGCCCCTTAGTTAACTTATGATTAAGGGGTATGTTAGAGAATTAATATGCTGCTAATAAGGAGTGTCCTCAAAAGTGGACGGTAAAGATTACACTTGACAAGCCGCTCGACTTGTGATAGAATGTTCTGGACTGCAAAATATTGGTTATAGGGAAGTAATATGCTATTCAATAAACTAGTCAATCAAGCTGTAAAGGATAGGAATGAACTTCTTAGTTACGGCAGAGGTAAGTTGGTTGCAAATATTGAATTAGATATTTGTTATCTGTTTATTCTGCCGTTCAATGGAGTATATATCGAACATCCTATTGGTTATTATAGTTACCATATCTATAATGGTAATGTAACTAGGGAGTGGAATAGCAATGGATAGAAGTGACGCTATCAAACTTCTAAGAAGTACGTTAGATGCTCATAATCTGGGAGATTGGGGTATCCGTCTTAATCAGAATGCAGCCGCGCCTTTTCTTGCACTGTGCTCACATAAGGATAAGGTTATCATCCTTAATGCACATCATGTAGACCAGCATCCTCTGGTTGAACTTACTAATACTATTAAGCATGAGGTTGCTCATGCTATTGTTGGTCCGGGCAATGGTCATAACGAAACATGGGCTAATATGGCTCGTGCTATTGGTTGTGATAACGTTGCTCCATGCGCTAACTTTGGACTAAATCCACAAGTTATTGACGCTATTCGTTCAGGCGCGGAAGTTGAGATTATTGTTAATGAGACTACTGTAAGAAACTACGACTATCGTATCACTCAGCTTAAGGATAAGTGCGAAACGTGCGGTAAGGTAGCCGTATTTGACCGTGATATGAATGTTCCCTCTAGGGATGAAATTAATCCAGATAAGAAGATTACATTCTTCAAATGTGGCCACTTTAGAATAACTGAATTGCCGAAGGCTACGCCATTCCATCTGTTAGCATGGGGTGGTAATAAAGATTGTAAACATGAGTGGTTTAAAACTACTTGTGTCACTTGTGGTGCATACCGTGCATATCCATTCCAAGTTGAGGGAATGAAGTTTGCCGAACGTGCATTAATGAGTGGTAAGGGAGTTGGTATATTCGATGATATGGGATTGGGTAAAACAATCCAAGCATTGGGTGTACTAAAGTATCTTCCTAATACGGGTAAGATTTGTTTTGGAGTTAAGTCAGCAATTAAATTCCAGTGGTTCAAGACTGCATTAGCAGTTATGGGAGATGAGTTTCTTCCTCAGATTATCAATTCGTCGAATGATATTCTGATTCCCAATATCAAAGTCTACATCATTAGCTACGATATGCTAGTGTTCAAGACTAAAAAGCTTAAAAGCGGTAAGACTGTTCATCAAGGATTTGATGTAAATAAATTAATCGCGGCCGGGGTTAAGACTCTAGTCCTAGATGAATGTCAGCAATTAAAAAATCCTGATGCTAGTCGTACTCAGGAAATTAGGAAGCTTGCTAAGCACTGTAAAGTAATTGCACTTAGTGGTACACCGTGGAAGAATAACGGTAGCGAATTCTTCTCAGTGCTGAATATGATTGATCCTATCAGGTTCAATTCATACGCGGGATTCACTAAGAATTGGGTTAAGAGTTACTTTGATAGTAATGGTAAGCCTAAACTCGGTGGTATTAAGGATGTTCCACGCTTCCGTGAGTTTACTAAGGATTTCCTGATTAGACGTGAGCGTGCAACTGTATTGCCTGAGTTGCCGCTGATTAATAGACAGGCATTGTATGTTAAGCTAGAGGAAGTTGAACAGCAAACATACGATGATAGTACGAGTAACTTCGTTAAGTGGTGGAATGAGAAAGTAATCTCAGGTGAAGATACTCATGCAGCAACATCCTTACAGCTTCTGGCACAGCTTACTCATCTCCGGCACATTTCGGGATTGGCTAAAATACCTGCTACACTTGAGTTTGTGGAGCAATTCACTGAACAGGCGGACGTTAAGAAACTATTGATTGGTGTCCATCATATTGACGTTGGACAGACACTATACGATGAGTTGAAGAAAACATATCCTGACTATCTCGTACTGAAGATTACCGGCAGTATGAATAGCATGGAGAAATTCGAAGCACAGGAACAGTTCAATAATACAGAGAAGGTATTGTGCGTAGCAAGTACTCTCGCCGCTGGAGAGGGTATGAACCTACAGACTGCTAATGCTGTAGTATTGCATGAGAGACAGTGGAATCCAGCTAACGAACAGCAATTTGAAGATAGAATCGTCCGTATCGGACAGACTTCAAATCATGTAACGGCTACATATGTATTAGGTGAAGGGACTGTAGATGATTTGTTCCATGGAATTGTAGAAGGTAAACGTATTCACTTCCACAGTTCGATGAATGAGAATGAATTGTCTAATCCATCGTGGATTGAATCAGACTTGATGCACGATTTGGCTAATGCAATTGTGGCTAAATTCAATAAGCAGAATAGGAAGGCTGCCTAATATGACTAAATGGCAATGGTCAGTTATGCTTGCTATCATCCGTATAGTTCTAAAGATAGAAGCAAGAACTAATGATGATAACCATGAATGGTTTGATTCTCAAGTATCAACAGATCGTGGGTTACTTGAACAAGCTATAAATAGAGGATATAATAATGAGTGACAATATGGACCCTCCCTATGATGAAGATTGGGAGTATGATGATGAAAATGAAGAAAGATATCCCTCTATTGGGAAATTTATGGATAGATTAAAGGAAATTAATAAAGTGAACAATAAGAAATACGAAGTTAATAAGTTTTACATTGGTAGCAATTCAGTATTCGATCGTCAGTGGGGTCATCCCACTCTTACTAAAGCTGTAGATCATGCGCGTGGTCTAATGGAAGCTCAGAGTAAGGATGAAATCTTCATTGTTAAGATTGTACGGGTAGTCCGTCGTAAGACGGCACCTGTAGAAGTTATTGAGATTAAATAGATGGATATCATTCCAGCACCTAAACAAAACGTAATATTCGATGCCACACTCCTATCAGGTATGGGATGCGGCCGTTTCTTCGACTTTCGCTATAACCATAACTTTGTTCAGCGTACGGGTAAGTCTAATTCCCTTGAATGTGGCTCTCTTGCTCACGTTATTCTAGAACACTACTATAACGCCATCATTGCTCGCATGAAAAGAAGCGATGCAATTGGATTTGGTTTCGCAGCGGGGCAACAGTATATCGCAGGTTGTATCCATTGTACAGACTTCAAGCCTACTGAGGAACTACCTAAGCCTACGTGTGGTCATAAAGCCAATAGTTTTCCAGGTGTCCATAATACTCCGGCTGATAATGAAGGTTCTATTATCGGTTGGAAGTGGGTACTGGAAACGATGGAACAGTATTTTGATTATTATAAGAATGATTTCTGGATTCCCCTTGAAGTTGAGTGTGTAAAACGAGAAATTATCTTTGAAGATGATCAAATCCGTGTAATGTGGAAAGCTAAGCTTGACGTTATCATGGATACCAATCAGGCAATTATGCCTATGGATCACAAGACGATGAAGCAAAATCGTGAAGTTTGTGATCTTAATAATCAGTTCCAGGGTCAGTGTTTTCTGACTAAACAGCGGTCAGTAATCATTGATAAGATTGGTTTCCAAAGGACTCTAAAAGCAGAACAGAAGTTCCTCCGTCCTATCATTACCTATTCGGCTGATAGACTATTGGAATGGCAATCTGAGATTGTTCCATATTATGCATACAGACTCCTTGAATACAACCAGAGTGGTTACTGGCCCCCTGACTATACTCGTTGTGAAGGTAAGTTTGGGAATTGTGTATTCATGGACACTTGCAAAGTGGACCGAAATATGCGCGAACAAGAATTGAACGTTAATTTCGTCGTAGGACAGAAGTGGGATGTTGGTAATGATGATGACTAATAGTGAGGAGAATTAAGATGGCAAAGAAAACACGTAAAAAAGTTAAACTTCCGGTGCCACGTTCAATCAGCAGATTGTATCCAAACGTGAAGTTCTGTGAGGAAGCTACTAAAGCAATCAATGTAGATGTATCACGTAATGATTGTAAAGTTGGTCGTAAATCAGATCCAACTGAATGTGCTTTAGCTAAAGCTGTTAAACGTGAATTCCATGCTGATGCGGCTATCATTGGTATGACAACTTCATATATCATCAAGGATAATAAAGCTATCCGGTATTCAACTCCTGATAGTGTGAAACGAGAGATTATCTCTTTCGATAGACATCAGGACTTCGAGCCGGGTTCGTATTATCTTATTCCCAGTTCTCCAGCTAATAGGCTTGGTAGTCATAGATCATCTGGTAAAAGTGGTAATCACAAAACACGTAGAGTTTATCATAAGACTGCTCGTGTTCGTATTCTTCCATCCGGTGTAGACTCGGAAGCATAAATGCCAAATCTAAGTAACGTTGATCCTTCTATACAATACGTAATGATGAAAGGGGAGCCGGGTACTCGTAAGAGTACTCAAGCTCTCTCATATCCATTACCTCAGTATTGGTTTAGTTGGGATCGTAAGATGTCAGGTATTCTGGTACCTGCACGTAAATGGGGTATTGACTTATCCCAAGTACAATATGACGATTATGATGATTGGAGTAAAGCCAGTCAGAAGCTAGCTTCGCTACAGGTACAGTGTCCATTCAAGACGCTAATATTTGATAGTGTCACGTCATGCGCGGATATGACATTACGACAGACTATGAAAGCTAAGTCTGGTACTACTAGATCATCTGGGGCGAAAGCAGGTAAGCAGATTGCTGGCATTAACGTTAATGAGATTGAGGACTATAACGCTGAGTCCTCCGCACTTAATGAATTAATCGCATTGACTAAGGATATTAACCAGTTCCATAAAGTTAATATCATTCTGATTGCACACGTTATGGAAGCTTCGTATCAAAATGTAACTACGGGACAACAACGTGTCTCGCGTACTATTGTTACAGCCGGTAAACGTGTTGCAGCTAAGATTCCCGCATACTGTACTGAAGTATATCACTTTGGTATTCTAAAGGGAATGATTGAAGGGCAAGGTGGAGAGTACACAATAGAAACTGAAAATACCGGAGACGATTTCGCGCGTACTGCACTGGATCTTCCTAGACAGATTAAGTTAGGGGACGATCCTCTGTACACTAAACATATCCTTCCAGCTATTAATAAGCTGAAGGGTAGTCCAGAAAAACAAGTAAAAACCTTTTAAAACAACAAACGTTATAGAAAGGGCATACAAATGCCTATTATCGGATTTGACGAGCAGGACTTCCTTCGTGGTAAGATTGTTGCACCGGGTTGGTATCTCATGGAGATCAAGGAAGTCGGAGAAAAGCTCGCCGCTAATGGTGAGTCTACTAATTTCCCGACTGAGGGTGTGATCCTTCAGAATGATGATGATGGTTCTAAAGACTTCGCGGGTGTCCCCATCATCTGGAACTTCAATAGCAAGTTTAAGAGTGCAGTTATTGCATTCTTGGCTGCTATGGGTCAGGAAGTTCAGCCTAATCAGCGTGTGGATCTGTCTGCCGCATCGGGTAAGAAGGTTGCCGTGTACGTGGATAACAAGACTTTTGAGGGACGTATTCTCAATAACGTCAATCACAAGTATCGTGTTCCTACGTCGCAGGTCTAACTAATATTAGTAGGGTTGTTGAGCTGAATAGGGTGCAATTCCGCATCTAATTAAGCCGAGGGACTACGGGACAGTGCTCCTACGGACGGCCCTACTAATTATATTATCATAATAAGGAGAGTAACATGATTGATGAGATTAAGTATTGGATGGCCGATGGTGAGGAAGATACTTCAGCTGAAGTAGATTCTACCGATGGTGAGGACGATGAAGATGATGATGTAGACGATGATGACGAAGGTGATGAGCCTACGTTAGATGATCCTACATCTGCTGACTAGTTAAAAATCTACCACTCATCTTGTCTCTCTGAGTACTTCGGTCGCCTATTGTACAAGCAGTCGGCGGATATAGCGTAGGTACAATACGGGGGGAGTGGTAGTAGGCCGGTCTATCAATACTTAACAGTACGGTAGGCCGGCCGCCTTATATTAGTTAGTCTATAAATGTAGTAATTGTCGGCGGTGATCAAATGGCATTAGATGACGTTAAATATCCCTTTGGTGATAAGAGGATTGAAGGTAAGGTAATCGTAGTTAATAAAAAAGGATTCGGATTCATCAGTACGAAAGATGTTCCGTTTACCCGTGTTTATTTCCACTGGACTAATCTGGTTCCTCAAACAATTAACTTTGCAGAGATTAAGAGGAATGATCCAGTAGACTTCATTCTTGAAAAGAAGATTGATGGTACTTATAAAGCTATCAAGATTGATATTCTCGAAAGAGAGAATGTAAAAAGTGAGTGATCATTATGTCCCAGGAATGGGATTCAATGGTGCTAAGATTATGTTATTGGGGGAATCTCCGTCCCTAAATGATGTAAAGCGTGGTCGCCCTATGTCCGATACTAGGGACTTAGATGACCTACTTAAATCAGCGGGAATTATTAAAGGTGATTGCTGGTTAAGTACTGTATTCAAATATCCAGTCCCTCCTAGTCCAACTAAAAAGAAGATTCCAGCATTCGTACGTGCGGAACAGGCTGGATTAGATATCAGGCAATCTCTATTTGAACTTCAGAATGAGATTAATGATGTTAAGCCCAACGTTATTATCGGATTAGGTGGAACAGCCTTTTGGGCATTAACAGGTATCCGTCCTAAGAGTAAGAAAAAGAAGAGTGACTCAGATAAAATAGCATTACCCCAAGGTGGTATCACAGATTATCGTGGTTCCATTATGATGGGTATGGGGCGTAAGGTTGTATGCACTTATAATCCCGCGCAGTTGAATTGGAACGCGCCTGATATTGAGTTTATGGGTCACTGGAATAGACAGATTATTCTAGCTGACCTACGTAGGGGCAGAATGGAATCTGCCACTGCTAATTTTGATTTACCCGTTCGTACTATTGAAATCTGCCGTTCACTAGAGGACATTAGACGATTCCGTGGACAGTACATCAATAAAGTAGCTGTAGCCGTAGATATTGAAGCAGGTGGTCATTTCCTTCCTGCATGTATTGGTTTTGCGTTTACTAGAACTCACGCAATGGTAGTTCCATTGTGGAATATTAATGAGTTTAAGCACATCTCTGATATTGAAATGTGTATGATCTGGAAAGAAGTAGCTGAGATTCTTTATGAAAAAGAAATCGTGGGCCAGAACTTCAATTACGATCGCGACAAAATTCGAAGAATCGGATTCCGTATACGCAAACTCCGATCAGATATCATGCTTAAGTGCCACGCGATCAATCCAGAACTTCCTAAATCGCTCTCTTTCAATGCCTCTATATATACGCGTGAACCGTTCTACAAAAACGAAGGAATGTACCACGGTACATTTAACGATTTACTTATCGGATGTGGCAGAGATTGTTGCGTTACGAAAGAAATTGATGAAGCTACAGAGACCGAGCTGGACGAAATTGGTCAGCACAATTATTTCTACAATTTCATGATGAAGTGGCCTGAACTCTATCTTAGGATGGAGAATACAGGTCTTAAGATTGATTACACTAAGAGAGATCAGCTACTTGAGAAGTATGTAGCCTGGAGTGAAAGACTTCAGTATGAAATGTTCCAGTTAACCGGAGATGATGTTAATGTTAACTCTCCCAAACAAGTCTCGATTCTCTTATTCGAAGTACTTAAATGTCCACGTCGTAACGGTACGTCTGAGGAAGAACTCACGTCTTTACTTAACTTACAATCCTTCACCGATCCGACTAAACGTGCCATTGTTGAGAAAATTCTTGAGAAAAGACGGGTGGATAAATCTATTGGAACTTACCTTATGGCGCTTCCGGATTACGATGGTCGTATGAAAACTACATACTTCCCTTGTCTGGATACGGGTAGAAGTAAGACGGGTCAACAGGAACCTCCTATCAGACCAGATATTGAGATTAGAGATTACGAAGGTAAACTTAAACGAAAGAATTTAGGTACAGCATTCCAGACTATGACCAAACATGGTGATATTGGTCAGGATATTAGGAGTATGTATGTGCCCGGTTAAATATGTTTGTCTTGCATGTAAGAGAAGTTGGACAGCTTCTAACCGAAGATATGGTATGTGCCCTTTTTGTAATAGTAGATTAATTGAACATACAGTTCCAGAGGAATAATGTACAAGAATGAGGAACTTCAAAAGTTATTACGTAAGCTATATGAGGCTAATTATCCCCCTACGTTAGAAGTAACTATGGAAGAATTATGTCTAGCTGAAGATGTTATTCTTGAACGGTTAAAAAAGGAAGGAAAGCCTACAATTATAGCCGTCGAGGATAAGGGTGTATGGTTTAAGGGTGTTCAATTACACTTAAGGGATAATAATGTTGATTGAAGTTTACTGCCGTGACTGTGAAGAAATAGATTCCAATGAAGAAGTGGAACAGGTATTAATGCCTACACAGGGGGATCTAATGTTTAATCCTGAAACTAGAAGTCAGGCGCAAAACTATGAATGCCCTAAGTGTAGTGCAATTGTTACCATAGTAATTCATCCCAATTAAGGTGATTATGAATACTTGTGTAGCCGATGATGCTAATATTGTTAATATTCAGGGTATCCGTTATGTTACATGGGGTGAAGCCACTTCACAGTATGAACGTGGGTTAAGCCAGCCGTGGTATGTTACTGTAACATATAAGGGTAATCATCAAACATTCAAGTATCGTACTGAAGATCAGGCACGTGCATTCTTCAGAATGATTCGTGATGCAATGACGGCCAAAAAGAATGGCTGATATTTTTGTACAGGCGGATAGTAGTCAGGCAGAAGCGCGTGTTGTATTCCTTCTGGCCAATGATGAACAAGCATTAAAGGATATAGATGAACACGACTACCATGCTCTCACTGCTTCTTGGTTTTTCGGTGGGACTGAATTTGATTATTCTAAAAAAGTATTGGGATATGAACACCCAATTAGATTTGCTGGAAAAACTCTTCGGCACGCAGGCCACTTGGGAGCGGGAAAAGGTCGCGCTACTGTTGAGCTTAACACGCAGGCGCGCAAATATAAAATTCCAATAACGATTACTCCGGGGGAGTCTGATAGAGCACTTAAAATCTTTCATGCTAAACAGCCCCGTATTCAAGGGGTATTCCAGAATGGAATCGTCGAAGCATTAAAGAAGAATCGTACACTTATTGCCGGTATGCCATTCGGATTCGACTGTGAGACGGGCGGCCGTCGTACATTTTTTGAGAGGTTTGGAGATGACCTATTCCGAATGGCTTTTAGTTATATACCCCAGCGTAGTGTATCTGATAATACTAAAGCTGCTGGTATTCGAATCCTTAGAATCATCGAAGATATACAAATTATTATGGAAAGTCATGATGCTCTCCTTTTTTGCTTTGATGACAAATATCTTGATAGTTATTGCCCTGTTATTAAAAGGGAAATGGAAAGGCCTATAAGTTTTGCTAACTGTAGTCTCCCACGTCGTATGTTGAAGATACCTTGTGATATTGAAATCGGTTACAATTATCAAGACTTGAATAAATATAAGCAAGTTAAAGCATTAGAGACTCCATTAGAACTTGAGGTAGCTAAGGATACTTCATTCCTAGTAGAGTCAATTTATGGAGATACACACCTTGAAAAGAGAATTTCGGAGAGTGCAGAATGGAAGAAAGAGCGGAACTTTCTTATCGACTAGCTACTGAAAATGAATACTATGGATTTGAAGGGTATAACCTTAAGCCTTATGTAGCTTATTGTCAATATTGTAAGTATCAAGTAACTACGATTCTAGCCGGTGTGAAGTGTGTTAAGTGTGATTCATATTTAATCAATCTCATTGTACACAATGACCTGGCTAGATCAAATAGTTAAACAGCATGCGGAATTAGAATCACCTCTTAGTTTCTGGCGATGGGCGGGTATATCAGCTATTTCAGCGGTCGTTAAAGATAACGTCTACCTGAATAAACAGATATATAAATTATACCCGAATATCTATGTTATGTTACATGCGGATTCTGGACTAAAGAAGGGTCCACCAATCAGCATGGCGAAGCAACTAGTAACTAAGGTGAATAACACAAGAGTAATCTCTGGACGAAGTAGTATCCAGGGTATTCTAAAGGACATGGGTACCGCCGTAACCGAAAAGGGTAGTGGAAAAGTAATCTCTGCATCGACCGCATTCATATGTTCAAATGAGTTAACGTCATCTATAGTAGGTGATAAAGTCGCAGCTGATATTCTAACCGATCTGTATGACAGGTCTTATAATATCGGTCAGTGGCGTAGCCTATTAAAAATGGAATCATTTGAACTTAAGAATCCCACAATCACGATGTTGACGGCCACAAATGAAGCACATTCAACTGACTTTTTTGGAGCGAAGGATGTCCAAGGAGGTTACTTCGCTAGAACGTTTATCATACATGAGTCTCAGCGGAATAAGGTTAATTCCTTATTGGCACCACTCGTTGATCCTCCTGATTACGATAAGTCTGCTCAGTATCTTAAGCAGTTGGGAGAGCTTAAGGGAGGATTTCAGGAGTTGGCGTCACTTCAGAAAGATGATATATATTCGATCGCTGGAAGTGAAAATGGCAGAGACATTTATTACACTGCCGCAGGAAAAGTATACGAAGAATGGTACCATGATTTCATCAGATCCATCGACGACATGGAAGAAAAGGATGAAACAGGTACATTAAATAGGTTCGGGGATTCAGTACTTAAGGTAGCCATGATACTTAGTTTAGCTGAACATCCACAGTTAATCATAACAGAAGATGCTATGTTAACTGCTATTAAGTATTGTGAGCGTCTTGTAGGTAATATACGCAAGACTACAATGGGCCGTAAGGGACTGAGTATGTCAGCCGCACTTAAGGGGAAAATTATTAACGAACTCTTACACCGTCCAGGCCACAGTATTAGTCAACAGATGTTGATGAAAAAGATGTGGATGGACTACGCATCACTAAATGAATTCGTAGATGTAATGAATTCCTTTGAAGGTGCAGGGATTATTAGAGGTAAGAGTATTGGTAATCAAGTAGTATATGAAATGGTACCCGTTGAAGTTGAGAAATTACAACGCTTCTTAGAGGGGAAGAATAAATGATAGAAATTCATGTGGCATGGTATCACATTTTATCTTTAGTTATTGGTTGGATTATTGGTGATGTTATTGGTTCTTTAATAACTGATCAGATCAGAGCTAACCGAAAGGGTAAATAAGATGCCAAGGATGAATAATCGCTGGGAATACGTAATGGGTATTGGGGGTATTCAAGGTTCTATCCTTGGAAATCTTATCCCTGACTCCTATGGTCCTTATTATTATAATGATGATGATATATTCTATCCCCGACCTTCTGATAATAAACTTATTGTACAGAATGTAGCTACTGGAATTAAGAGAGTAGTTTCTAGTATCCCCGCTAATAGTTATAAAGCGAATGGTAATAACTGGGCAACATGGACCAATCCATCCAGTATTCCGGGTACAGGATTAATTGCATCTAACTTTCATTTAGTAGATGCGGGTCTATTAGACATTGGGCCGGACGGCGCCGTGGGATTTACTTCATCCTATCAAGTGGGATTAGGATGTGATGTAATTGAATTGTCCGGTGAACGTTGGATGCTTTCTCTTAGTGGAGTAATCTGGGATCTTCAGTTACTTGGTAACAAGAAAGCAATTTGGAGAGATGCAGAATTTAAGATTCAGACTTTTGGTATTCCATCCTGTGTTCAAGTTGGTAGAGCATTTAAGCCGAAAGCAGTATTTACTAATGGTGAATGGTGGGTATCTTATTGGTCTACATCTAGAGGATTGATTTTACATCCGTTCAATTCCACTAAGGGATATGTAATCCATGATGGGGATGCTTTCAATAATGTGGCTAATGCTAACGGTCCATTTATAAATGTTGCATGGTCTGTTACAGAAGGTGAAGGGCCACAAGATTATAGAAATATGACTTTTAATATTGATACTGCTCCTAGACATGAATTAGGTGGGAGCGCGCCTGTACCTGTACCGGAGAATGAAGTTATGATTCCAGCATTTGAACGGCCTATGTGGATGGCTCCATTCTTCTCGTACCATACGAGATATGGAGATACTAATCCTGAAGTGTATACTGGTAATTCTATCATTCAGTTAAAGGATGATACTAATCCGGGTAGATTTCCAGGGTTTGGTATGCCTCTTATTGTTGAATTAGATTCACCACAATGGGATCCTAATTTGTGTGTAGCTTATTGGGTGTCAGGCGCGCATGTTAATAGTTTACAGGGTGAAGTTAATCGGGCATTAGCATTACCAGAGAAGCCGGTCATTGGATATCTTGATAGTAGGGATTGGCCTGATGTTAATCCGTTTACATCGGATCGCGTATGGCCTGGTATTCAGTGTTATCGTGGTGGAAATGAATCTTTGAATGATTTTGAAGATGCCATGATTGCTGTATTTGATAAGGTTAGAAATTATGGACTACCAATAGTATTAGTTGATAGATTCGATGACTATAATGGTTCATCTACTATCGATAGAACTATTGAATGTATGCCCTTTTATGAACTTTTAATGAGGGAGTATCCAATTGTTGCGCACTTACCTTTCGCTGACCGTCGTGGTAACGGTATTGCTTCTAATCCTAGACTATGGGATTGGGCTAGAGCATTTCAATATGCGATTCCTTTTGGCCGTCCTAATCGCTTTGATTACTGGCGTCCTTCTGGTTTATCCAACAAGGAAATTTTAGAGAATAAGTTTGGGCAAACACGAGCATCTATTGTTTTGGAACCTTATCTCCGAGCGGATATCCTACGGAGGTATCTTTGACCCCCCTACTACAGAATGGCCCAATTTATTGCTGCGTTTAGATATGGAGCGTAGTAAGTATCCAGTATTAATGACAGCTAATGAGTGTGTAGAGATGCTTAATGCTGTAGCTAAGGGTGAAGGTAATGGCTGGGGATTACTAAAGAAGGAAGGTGGTAATCATGGTATTCAGCCGGTTACTGGTATTGGATGTTCAGTAGATTGGTTACTTAATAAAGACTTAAAGTTAGGTACTGATTGTTTGATTGATGGTGGTAATTCCACTACTGGTAAGCCAGGAATATCTAAACCTACATGGCCTGAACATGGTGAGGAATGGGCTTCGGGATTTGAATTTGTAGAACCTGTATAATTTTAATAGCCCCTATGGTGAAACTGGCAGACACAACGGACTTAAAATCCGTCTATCGAAAGATAATCTCGGTTCGACTCCGAGTAGGGGCACCACTTATATGATTACTATTGTATTAAAAAACGGATTTGTTAGTAAATATTATGGTCAAATTGAAATATCAATTATTGACCCTACACTGCATATAGAGGCTCATAGCTCCTATCCTCCTAATATAGGTGATGATGAACTAATGACATGGAGTACAGATACTTATGATTGGTTCTATATTGAAGATATCCAATTAATAAAGGGACAATAAGATGGCACAATATTACGAATGCGACCGTTGTAAATCTAAATCAGCAAACTCAGAACATACCACTAATGTAACTCTACCTGAAGATGCAGATAGGTCTAAGTATAATACTTATAAACGAGATTTATGTTCCTCTTGCTGTAAACAATTAAAAATTTGGATCAGTGATGGAGTACCAGGTGTTGGTAAGGAAACCACTATGTAAGCATTGTGGTAAGCCCAATAAGACTACGAGACAGATTTACTGTAGTTCAAAATGCTATACTGATTCTGGTCATCGTAAGGTGATGGGTGCTAAGAATGGTGCTAAGGCATATAGTAAATACTGGCAAGCATATGCTGAAGCATTTAAGATGAAATGTGGACATCTACCACATGCATATCAAGTACGTATGCTAATTAAAATTGGTGAAAGACGAGCTTATCGTAGGAACTTCCGTGAATCTAAAATTAATAGAGAAGCTGGCAAAATTAGCCAACAACAATCCGAATGATAATGAAGCTAATTCGGCCGCGCGACGGGTGTGTAAGCTATTAGCTGAGGGCAATTTTAAGTATCAAGATGGGGGTACGTGGAACGATGTTAGACGTTCTACTGAACCTGAATTTAGGCCCAAGCCACCTAGTGATGATATCTATGACTTCTTTCGTAATATGGGATTTGGAAATGCTGGAGGGGGTAAATCAGCCTATAAGAATTATTATGATGGTAGTTGGGCTGAGCCTAAAGAACCTAAGTATAAATATGCAAATAAAGCTCAAGAAGATTTTTATAATGAGCCTAAAAAGGAATCCCGTAAGAGAACATGTAGTAAATGCGGTAAAGAATGTTGGACTAAGAGGGTAACTTCTGTATTCACCTGTAATGAATGTGAATGGAATGATTATCAAAATAGGGGATGGGTATATAATCACATGAATAATACCTATATGTGTCCACGTTGTGGAGCTTCACATACGGCAATAAGTATTGTTAATGTAGATTTTAATTATAATTGTACTTGTGGATATGCCTTCAAACATCCAGGAGGTAATAAGTGAGTGCAGCCTGTGACGAATGTTATGGTATTGGATGTGAGGCTTGTAATTTCTTAGGATGGTATCGAGAGGAGCCGAAGAAAATGAGTGCAGTTAAAATTGAAGTAAAGAAATTTGGACAGATTACTCAGGTAATTGTGGATGGGAAGGTAGCCTATTCCTCAGGTAATACTGTTAAATCTGAGGTTAAGAATCTTAAAGCACTAATTGAGAAGATGGTAATTGAGAATGTGGAAGTAGTGGAGGGATAGATGGATATCAAACAGTTATTCGAAGAATGTCTAATCCTCTCCTATAATAAGAGGAAAGACTATACATCAGGCCCGGATAATCATCAGAACTTCAAACGTAGTCAGGAGATTCAATCATGGTTTACTAGGGATGAAGATATACCCTATGTAGTCTTGATTGGTACAAAACTAGCGAGATTAGCTTCATTACTATCGGATGATAGAGCTGCTAATTTTGAATCTGTAGAGGATTCATTTAAGGATCTAATTAATTACTGCGGATTATGGGCTGAACGTAGACTAGAACTCGGCTATAAAGGATCGAAATTTGCAGGAAAGGCGCTAACTAATAGTCAGGTTAATGTATTATGTTCGCAAACTCCCGACAGTGGGGCCTACGATCCCAAAAATCTGAAGGAGCCAGAGGACAAGAAAAAGAACTACAAGAACCCTGATCACAATCTTGATAGGTTCTGACATAGGAATATAAGTCTCTACTAGATAGAGAGCTACACCTACGATAATTAGAACTAGCAATACAGTCAGAATAGGCATGTTATCTCCCGTAAGTCTGAACACCACCACCACCGAATGCGGACGCCGACGAGAATAACCCCTGTAGTAACGTAGGATCTTCTTTCCAGATTTCGTATAGATCCTGTGCTACTATGGGGGTAATTTTATTCACAGCCTCATCCTTGAAGCTAAACGGTTTTCCATCATAATCCTTCCCTTCCATCCAACTCCAGATAAACGCAGGTACGGGTGCAAGTTTATTCTTCATGAAGTTTCCGAATACACTAGCACGAGTAGGCATACCGAACTTACCCGAAGTTAGATCATGTGTTTTACCCACTCCACCTGCTTGTTTAGGAGAAGTAGTAGACTGACCAGTTAATAAACGCGCGGCCGCGACTAAGAACTGTTGATGTCCACCGAATGGATCAATACGGGTATTACCGAATCTAATCTTACCGAAGTCTGAATTGGTAGCATCCTCAGTATTTACAGTAGCTCCAATACCCTTAGCTAACTGACCAATCAGCAATCCTGCACTAGCCAATCCTAACATAGAACGTAACTGTTCTCTACGGACTACAGGTGGCATCTCCGCATAGCCGAACGGATTAAACGTACGTGTGTACATCTGTAGACGGCTAGTTGTTAAACGAGGGCTGAAGAAGATTTGTGCTAATGGCTTAGCCGCAGGTTCAAATGCACCTAAGTTACCACGTCCAGTAGCAATATTGATAAAGTCAGCAATCTTCTTAGCTTCACCCAGATTGTTCCGTACACCTGCCTCATTAACTAAGTTTTTGAACGTGTCCGCTCTTAACTTGTTTAAATAAGCTGTGTATGCACGTACCGAGGGTTTGACGAACCATTTAGTACCAGCAAATTCTTCCGCGAACTTACTTCTGAATAACTCCTCACGATGATCCAGTGTATCCGTTAAAGAGAGTCCAGCTTCATTAGCAAATGACTTACCCTTCTTACCCGTATCACGGAACATACCTGATGGGTCATTCTTAATAGAGTCCATTACGGTAGCATAACCCTTATCTGAACCCATAGCCTCAAACATAGGCTTCCAACTAGTCCACCATTCTTTACGTGTAATTAGTGGTAATCCCTGTCTACCGGGAGCACTAATATCAGCCGAGGTTAATACTGTACGCTGGAAATTCAATGCCTTTTCAAGCAAGTTTTCCTTTTCATCTCGCGTTACAGTAGTATCCTCTTTGATCTTTTTAAGCATATCCCCAGCAGCCATTACCTGAGAATCTACTTTACCCTTACGCTGGATATCCTTAACTACTGCATCAGGTACAGGGATATCACTAGTCTTACCTTTAACTTTAGGACTCCACTTAATAGGCTTGTTAAAGGTGTTACTTAAGTTTTCTCCTGTAGGATTATTTGGTCTTACGGGAGAAGTTCGCTCTCCATTTGATCCAACATCGCCGAAAACGCTTTCGCCTCCGAAGGGTTTAACTTCTGAATTGACGCCCGTTCCGCTAAGAAGGTTTTTTGCAGTTCCTTGGCGCCCCTTTCTCGTAGTATAGAAGAGTAATGCGTTCTGAACGTCTTTAGAATATCCACTATCGGATTTCGATTGGAAGAGGCCATTTAATTCATCTACTCCTTTATGCCATGCTTCACTACCTGATTTAGCATAGACTTCTGCGGTTGCTCTTAACCATGATAATCCATGTGCAGCATCCCTCTGTCCCATAGATGAAGCTGCAACTTCATTCATGTATTTCTGGAAAAATGATCCAATTTCAGGATCAGTAGTATCTACATTTGACCAATCAATTTCGCTGAATTCATCACCATAAGTTTGAGTATGGCCTACCTCATGCCAAGTGGTAGACATATTCTCACGAGCAGCTTCCCTAGGATCAGATTTACGAATAATAAATTCAAAGGGATTAATTAAAATTGTAGCCTTACCAGCAGAATCAGGATTAGGAATCCAGACACCATGATGGCCGGGATCTAATGAAATACCAACCTTTTCAATTCTATCCCCCCATGCAGGATTTACTGCATTTAGGGCATCATTAACTAAAGAATCAACTTTCTCTGAGAAATCAAAGATAAATCGATTACTTGATAATGCACTAAGCTCCTTTGGATTTAACAGATTATCTGGATCAAAAATAACAGTAGGACGGTGCCTAGTTTTACCCTTAAAAGTCAGAGGTTCGGCAATAGGGTGCATGTTAGTATACATGTCCCTGAGTGATTGCCGCTGTTTATCAAGCGCGCCTGACTTAATATTATCTTCAATCCATTTATCAATAGCCGCTTTAACGTGATCAGCCACCTGTTCACGATTAAGAGTGTAAGGATAAAATTCCTCTCCTTCGGCTACAGTTGCACGAACGTTAGCTTTAATATTCTCAGGAACACCTTTTAACGCACCATGTTGTGAGTAACTATCTCCTTCAGAGAATTGATACATTCCATTATTTAATGTATCTATCATATACTGCTGTACCCTAGCATCGGGGTCAGGAGTTTCATAATGGAAATCAATTTCCGCTCCAGGAATTTTTAATGTATCCTGAATGGGTAATTCTGGAGAAGGATCAATGTTAGTATGATCATCCAATCCAATCTTATTTGGTAAATCAACTCCCTTATTAAAGAAATTATCTAATTGCTCAGGAGTTTTAGATTGCCAAAGATGTCTAATTTGAAGAGGAGATTTACTACCTACTGAATTGTTTCCAATTGCTGTTGCAAAAGTTTCTGCAACTCCTATATTGTTATTCTTTTTATTATAATAAATAGTAGCCTTAAATCCTGTAGGGGTATCTCTATTAACTACCTCACGTTTTAATGGAACTCCAAAATCTTGATTCTTTAAATCTTTTGGAGTGCCTTCAAACGTGTATTTAACTTTCTTTCCATTTTCAATTACAACAGATTCATACCTGGAATATCTACCACCAAGCATAGGACTAGCTTTAGCAAAGCCAAATCCACCCGATGCAGCAGCTTCATCCATTTTACCACTTTTACCAACATCAGTAAAAACAGTATAAATCTGTTCCGGAGTCATTCCTCTACCATAATCACGAATGGTTAAGGATGGTGCATCTTCTCCCGTAACGGGATCTTTAGTGGTTCTATCTAATACAACTCTAAGAGGCTCAGTCGATCCACTAATCTTATGTTCGTCAATAGAATTCTGTAATAGCTCTTTAACAGCAACTACTTCAGGCTTTTTACCATATAAACTATTACCTAAGATATCTAATACACGAGGCTCAGCACCACCCATAGCCACATTTTCAGGCTTCTTTTTGGCCCTCATCTCCATGGGGAATACATTAGGTTCATCTCCAAACACCGGTCGCTGTGTACTACCACTACCAGCAGATTTCATTCCTTTATTGCCTGTTTTCTGAATAACTTCTAATTCACCCGAACGAATTTTAGCTGTAATTTCTTCAGGATTATTGATATTATCCAACCAGAAAGTTTCGCCATCAGGAGTAGCAACTTCAAGGGTATCCCCGTGCATTACTTCTTCTGCATCTGCCTTAGGATATCTAATAGGCTGCTGTTCAGTATCAAACTTCTCATAACGAGGATCAGATAAAATTTCTGTTAATTTATGAGCTTCTTTCAGTTGTTCAGGAGATAAATCCCCTTGATTCTGTAAGTCCCAAAACTTATTTCTTACTTTATTATACTGTTCCTGGGTAAGAGGTTTTCCTGTATAACCACGCTGATCAGGATCAGGTTCCCATCCAATCTGACCATTATCATCGATAACAGAAGGATTATCAGATAACTGATCTTTCTCAAATGCGCGAGCCTTATCAGCATCTAAAGAAGCCTTAAAGCGTGCAAGTAATTCTGGTGGTACGTTCGCATCATAAACAATCGCCTGGATGCTTTCTTTTCCATTAGCCAAATCAGCCGTAGCTCTGTGATGTCCCCCTGCGAGAATATTCTCATCTCCAATTCGTATAACCACAGGTGCTTGATCATCCATTCTACCCTTAGCTGAATCCGGTACTTCAGTTAATCGTGGACGGTCGCCTTTTCCCTGATAATCACTAACAGTATTGGGATCAACGGTACTCTGAGTACCCTTTAATCCCTGTAGGGGGATATCCTCTAAACGGGGGTTAGTATAATCCACCTGTTTATTACGAAGCATTTCATCCATTACAGCTTCGTCTGCTACAGGGAATGGACTCGGTTCTTTACCCATTTCAGGGTCATTAGTAGTATCTAATTTCTTAGGGAATACTGATCTTCCCTGATCATCGTACTGATTATTCTTATAACGTTCTCTTTCATCAGCTGCTATTTTATTAGCAATTTCCTGCTGTCTAGTTAATGGAGGTTCATCCTTAACACGGGGCTGTCTACCAAATCCACGATTCTCGAATACAACAGGTTCAGCCGGTTTATCAGGTTGTAATACATCACGTACAGGTAATTCAGATGGTCTATTAGGCTGGAAATCTGCAATTGACCTACCAGATTCATCAAATACACCATTAGGAGGTAATGGATCACCTCTACGTGGAATATTTAATGGTCCCGGACGTGCAGGTTCAGCATTAACATCAAATGAATTATCCGGTAAAAATTCATTCGGCATCCTAACCTGTGGTAGATCAGGCTTCTGATTAAAATCAAAACTACGCTGCCCAGTGGGTGCAGGAATATTCTCACCCGGAGGATTAACATCAGCTAAGAATGGCTGCTTGTATTCACCTGTCCATCCGGCGGGTACATCAGGTCCATGTACAGGGCCAGATAATGATTCAGCTAAATGATTAACATGCGGACTATTACGCAGTCCGAGCGCACCAACCGCAGCACCGCCTACAGCATTAAGCTTATCTTCCCAAGCCATATTGGGATCAGCTAATGCCCTACCACCTTCAATAACCTGTGGAATACCTGCCGCACGTTCAATATTACGTAACGTATTTGCAGCACGGAATTTACCAATCTGCTTAATACCTTCTACGGCCGCGTCCGTCGTAGGAGCACCTTCAGCCGCAAATGTTCGTGCGGCAGCTCTAGCACCTGATTTAGCTAATGCTGTACCTGCAGAGCCTGCACCAATAGTACCTAAACTTAACGGACTAGTCATACCATCCGTTACGTGGCCTAACGATTCAATATATGCAGATGCTACGCTACGGAGGCCGTAATCAGCTTCCCTGTTAGGATTAATCCATTCACTAGCTTTTTTAGCTAATTTAGAAGCAGACGGCAAGTCTGGAAATACATCAGTTAATGGGGTATTAACCGCATTCCAAATACTCTTAAGTCCGAAGGCATTAGCCTCATTATCAGGAATATCCTCACCCGCCGGCCGTCTATTAGGATCACCTGTATATTTAGGCTGTTCAGGCTTTGTAGGTGCCCTTAAATCTACATTCTCAAGTGGCTCGAATCCCTGTAGATTTAATTGAGTTTCAGGCTCAAATCCTTCAGGATAACCATACTTACTAACTGAAGGAAGATCAGCGTTAGTCCACTTAGCTCTATGATTAGAAGGACGTGCAGGCTCAGGAAACTGTGGCATTACTAACCCCCACCAAGAATCTTAATACCCGGTTGACTGGCCTGTGAACGTGGCATAGTACCAATCTGTCCGTTAGGTAACTGTACTCTTACCCTATCACTGGAACTATTACTACCCGCTGGCCCAGATGCACTAGGAACATTAGTATAAGTGGGAGAACTACCCTGTCCATAAATACCAGCAAGAATCTGATGATATTCATCTTGAGTAGGACCGCCCTTACTAAACATTGAATTTCCAGTACTGGGTGGAGTAACAGACGGCATACCAGTATTAGGATCAAAAGTTACCCATTTGGCCAGATTGGGATTTCTATTAATAAACTCATTAGTACGACTCTTTTCAGCAACAGCCTGCTGAGAAGGATTATTAGCATTTGTATTAGGACTAGCCGTTGATTTAGTCTGTCGATCTTCTCCACCACGAGCATGAATCTGATCAAGAATCTGACTACCACGGGTATTAATATTAGTAGCTCGATTAATCTGACGAGTCCCTTCTAAGGATTCCCGTCCAGCGATATTCTTATCGGTAATCTCAGATCTAGTTTGATTATTCTGACCTGCAATATTTTCCCGTGTAGCTAACGTTTGACCTGCAATATCACGTTTAGTCTCTAAGCCTTCATAGCCTAAATCCCTACGTGTATCCGCATTCTGTTGAGCGATAGAATTCTTGAGCATATTACTATCACTCAAGGCATGATTACGTTCACGTTCTACGTCTAATCTACCCTGTAATGCAGGCGTCATCATACCTGGAGCTTCTACTACATTTAATGGTTCCATGGCTTTGGCAACGCGCTGTTGATTCATTGCCTTATCCATTTCCTGTAGTCGAAGATTGGATTGGAAATTAGCCATTTCCTTCTCCATCTCCATATTCTTACGCTTTTCTTGTTCCTTATAGTTAAGGAAATGCCCCAAACTAGTATCTACGGATTTTAAGTTAGGAGTACCAAATTCGGCTGTATCAAACATGCCCATTACTGTACCCCTCCGTATAACTGCAATTTCTTAAGTTTAGCGTTATTCTGTTCCTGATCAGCAGATTGAGCTAATCTATTCTCATTCTGTGCAGTATTATTCATCGTATTGGCCCATGCAGGAGTGGTACCATACGTACTAGTCATACCCTGTGCAGCTTGTGACTTAAGCTGAGTAGGCATCCAGTAATCCTTCATACTTGCATCAACTGCTGATAAGTTATTTCTATTAGCAGAATCAGCCGCACTTAATCCAAACTGATTACGTGAGTCCTGTTCATGTGATGCAGTACTTAAGTATTGTGACTGACCAGCAGCACGCTGACTAGCTACATCCTGTGCTAACTGTGCATTCACACGAGTAGTAGCATCAGATAACTGACTACTCATTTCACGCGCCATTTTAGCGGATACAGCAGCATAATTAGGACTATATCCTCCCTGTAAACGACGTTGTCTATTTACACCTCTCTGAGCATTAGCATATACCGATCGAATCGGACTAATGCCACGCTCACGGATATCTCCTTTTTCTTCATCGCTATATAATCCCCTGTCAGCCGTATTCTTCATCCTACCGATTGCACCTGTATAATCAGGTGTAGTCTCATAGGTGGGCTTTACATAGTTATTTCTGATATCCGCTGCACCACTACCTGCACCAGTGGGGACATTCTGATAAATGTCCTTCCACTTATTCATTATCCCCTCATAGTCATTCGCATTCTGCTTTGTGGCAGTTGCAGCATTACTATATGAAGTTTGAACAGGCGTAGGTTTTGGCTTTGTGTAGTATTCTTCGGAAATTCCACCTGGCATTTTAACCTCCTACTTACACAAGGCCGATTTCGCCTTCACCCTGAATAGTAAGTGAAGTAGCAGCAGACGCTCCACCAACTAAGAAATCAGCAGGATCAAGAGGAAGTAAACCATACCAATCAACGTAGCTATTGGCAGCAACGGAAGTACCAATACCCATAAACTCCGTACCGGCCGCGTTTGCACCAGTAGCACCAATATACAGACTAAACGTGACCGCACCCGCAGTCTTATTGACAATACGAATATGCTTAAGAATGATTCTTAAGTTAGTACCTGAACCCGCATTAACACCACCAGTAGACGTACCGGGATTAAGAAGGTTAGTGGTGAGAGTATTCGTAAGTGCAATCGGTCCGAATCTAAACGGTTTGTTAGCTGCCATCTTATTCTCCTAAGGAGCGTAAACTGCAATACTGCGGTTCTGGAACGTCCAAACACCACCACCATTATTTTGATATTTTATAGTAAATGTGTTACTTCCAGGAGTTAGCCCCGTAAGAACTAAAACTCTCGCTAACGTATTATCGTGGGATGCTGAAGAAGCAGAAACAATCGCAGCATTTCCATTAGCAGCAGCTACAGTAGAAGCCCCTGAAACTGCAGGCGCAATCATACAAGAATTTCCAGCAGATCCTTTAACAGCTCCAGCACTAATCCAGATAATAGCAATAGTTCCAGTTAATACTAATGTAACAGCCGGACCCACTGTAGCTAAATCACCATATGCAGTATTTGATGCTTGTGTCTGGCTAGTAGTAACCGTAGCAGCAGTAAAATTGCTAGAGCCTCCGCCACCTGAACCACCAGTTACAGCAGCAGCTTTAATTAACTGTAAGAAAACAGAACGAGCACCACCAACCGTATCATATGATGCTCCGGACGAATCAGCAAGTACTTTAAGCTCAATAAAGTCAGTGGCAATTAAATTCTCTTGAACTCCAACTTGAATCGTAGGAGTAATACCAGTTACGTTAACTTCCTGTTCGGCAATTAAAGTACCGTTCTTATAAATTCCAACTGATACGAATCCGGTAGCTCCGAAGATAACCCATTCAACTTGACCGAGAATAATATATGTTCCGTCTTTACCAGTAGGAACAGTTAACTTAGTTGGGCTACCTGAACTCCAGAATACACTAGCATCAACAGGAGCATTATCAAAAGTAATTGCAGTTAATGTATTATCAGTAATAGTCTGTGCAGTACTACGATAAACATATGCATATACAGAGGGTGGAACTGGAGCAGGCTGTACTACGAATAATCCTGGCTCACCATCTAATCCATCTTCAAAATATACAGGAGATCCTGTAGCTCCGGGTAATCCTGTACCACCTTGAGGCCCAGGTATACCGGGGATACGAAATGAATCACCTTCTAATCCATCTTCTGAAGGTAGTCCGGGTGGGCCTGCCGGACCTTGTGGGCCAGTAATACCCGGATTACCCTGTGGTCCTATTTGTGCAGGATGAATATCTCCATCTTCTGCATCAGGAGGAAATATAATAGCACCCATTGGCCCCATCGGACCTTGAATACCTTGAGCACCATCTATTCCCCTTTGTCCCGGTGGCCCATCATCACCACCTCCACCACTATCATCACCTAATGATAACTGTTGGATTATTTGAGTAACAGTGGTAGTATCAGTTGAACCTCCACTACCACTGTTATCATCGTCTACGGTGGATTTTAATTTAGCAAGCGTCCCAATCAAATTATACAACAGTTGATACAGGATAGGATCTTTTTGACGCAGACCTGTATTAGTTAAAGTTGTATAGAGACGAGTAGGATCAACGCTTGCGTTCATTATCCACCGATACTATTAGATGGGGGAATACTGACAGCCCCAACCCTGACCATAGCAGCTACCGTATGGATGAACTTCACACTGCCATGTGGGATCAGGATCAAAATCAATATACACATCGACTACCGGCTCTGGTTCACGTTCTGCAAACCAATAAGCAATACCAGTTAAGATGAAGTAGCCAGCAACAGTTAAAGCTTCAGACAGTTGCGCAGCCGCAGCTTGAGTAGCAGGAGTGGCTTGTCCTGCGCGTGATGCTAAAACCCATAGGATAGGCATTACTTCTTCTCCTTCTTTTCTTCCGCGAGTTTAACGGCTTCCGACACTTGTTTCCAGTGGCTACTTAATTCCTCATGAAGTTTTTTAGCAGTATAAGTTTTATCGCCATCCATTTTAATTTTAAGTAACTGTAAAAAAGCTAACTCTCCAATACTAGGAAGCTTATTCGGACATTTCTTCTTTTCGTCTGGCTTATCACTCATTCTAACCTCCAATACGAATGTTAGTAGGCTTCCCCGGAGTTACGACGAAAGCGAAAACGAAAGGGAGGGACTTATCTGATTCCCCTGCTGCGTTACCCGCTGTAATAGTAATGTTATGCACCCCCGGAGTGAATGCAGGAATTGGAGTAGAACAAGCAAATGGTGATACTGCACCTGTACAGGTAACTACAGGGAAAGTAATACCAGTTGTGCTACCATCAGGATAATACTTATAAGTATATGCTTGAGCCTCTGCTAAGTCTAATGCTACCTGATCCCAAGCAAACTTCTGATTGGAACTACCTACAGGTGCAGGCTGTAATAACGCAAGAATTAAAAGTAACTTTGTCATTGTGGGTATCCAGTGTAAAGTTTTTTGAAGAAGATTGCAATCTGACTAACGTTCATAATTTCATCAATTGCTGTAGTATACACACGTAATGCACACTGTTGATCAATGAAATTGGCAAGCGCAAATGGACTCAAATTGGTCATTTGGAATAATGTCAAATCACCAAATGATTCCGTATTAATAGAATCAAGAGAATGGAATTGCTGATGAGCTAATCCAGTTCCCTTAATACGCATTCTACTACCAGTATAGTGCATTACATCAGTTTCTTTATTATCTACAAAGTAAGTAACAAAGAAGGGAGAAGGAATAGCTGCTTCTGTCGTTGAAGTAGTAGTTCCTGAACGGGTATATAAAGTATCATTAGTAGCATTAATATCTAATTGGTAAATTCCAGATAAATCCGCAGTAGTAACATCTATAGATCCTAAAGGTACAACTCCATCAAAAAGGGTAATTGAAATAGATATAGGGTCATCAACTTCATCTGCGGGACAATGGAGAATAATTTCAAAACGCGTCCATAAGATTACCCACGGATCATCAGGAAAGATTTCTTTCTCCCCAACAATGACAGATTTTACAATTTCATCATCTTCCTCAACGGGTACTTCAGGATCAGGACGAGTAATTTTAATAATATTATCAGGCAGAACTAATGGATCATCAGATGTAATAGCCCAATTAGGTGCCATATACCACTCAACTATCATTTCCGGGTCGGTTGCCTGTAAACTAATTCCACCCGCAGAAAGACCATCAATTGTAGCTGTAGGAGGCTGTCCACCAAAATCAAATCTAGATTCTACGTCTGATAGTATTGTTTGAGTAAATCTAACCTGAGTGAAATTAGCAATAAAATCAAGATAATCTATATATCCATCTGGAAAATCACCGTGTGGATTAGTTGTAAAATCATATTCTGAATAATAAAATTGTAATGTCGGTGATGAAGAATTAGAAGCTGATACAGGAGGAGTAGGACCATCAACAACATCGGTAAGAGTGTTAACAAAACTAAAAGCAGTTCTCCAGAATACAGTAGATGAAGGAGCCTGAACAATAAATTGTACTCTTATACCAGCAGTCGCGATTCCATCAGAATTAGGAGGAACTTCATTAGCAAATGTAGCAGTAATATCAGATGTAGTTAAAGCCCCTGAAAGCCTCATTCTTACAGTGACTTTTGTTATACGAGCATTAGTAGGAATTTGACTAATAGCCCCCGCAAAATCTATATCAGCTCCCCACACACCGGATGCAGAAGCAGAATCCGAATATGTATTATCTCCATCTACATGATAAGCGGGCTCACTGTAACTACCACCAAAATTTGGATTAAGTGGAGCTGCTGCAATATCAACAGCATTAACAAATGTAGGGCCACTAATGGCCACAATATTTGTAAAATCACCAAATGTAAATGTAGTAGTAGGCATTAGAAGATATCCGATCCGATGATATCCTCATCAATGGTCGTAACAGCAATAGTATTAACAGGCTGTACGAAAGTCCACTGTTCCCATTGAATATTCTTTGGATTCATTCCATTCTGCCAGAATCCAACTAATAAATAACGTTCAGGAGTTACAATATACAATCGCTTCTTGACTGCATTGTTAACAATCTGAACATTATTAAATAAAGTACGATCGAATGATTTCCATAAATCTTCCATCTTCCAACTTAATTCAGGAGTCTGATAACCGCCTGTAAAGAGACTAACACCCTGATAAGTTGCAACAACAAGAAAATCCACGGATTGTGTAGCACTGTTAAGAAATTGCGAGATACCATGTGGACGTGTTCCTAATGCAGCGTCAACATCTACTAATGGCCAACTAGCGGGAACATCATCATTATCTGTAAAACTCATCGTTGAATTGGGACGGAATACATATAGAACGTCCCTAAATTCAGCCGCGTTTGATACTGGGAATCCGTTAGGTTGAGTGGCTAATAATCCGTCGATTTGATTAATAGCTTCCGGCTCGCCCTGTTCAGATACTAATACGAGATTGAAATCATCGTAAGTCGCACCTAAAACTAAGCGTCCATGATATAAAGTTAAAAATGCACCTGCTGGAATCTCCGTATAGTTATCAAACAGATAAGATGCATCTTCCAGTAAATCGGCATCATAGAATGAAATATTGTTAAGGAAAGTAGTAGTGTTATCACTGATAGTGCCACCGGGGATAAAGAATAAATCATATTGTTCAGGATTACCGTTATAAGTGGTAAGTTTCTTAGATGCTACAATATGACGAGCAACTACATTTGTATCACCACTTGTAGGAATGGTACCAAATGAAACTGACTGTCCGGGTAAATTGGTAAATGTAGTAAGTGATCCCGGTGGACTTAAGTATCCTGAAGCCGTTTCACTGACTACTCCATAAATATGTAATCCTGCATCAGTATGTCCAGCCGCGCCTGCCGCAACTGTCATACCCGCACCAATACCAGTACCCGCAGCTTTACGTGCAGTTACACCCGCGCCTGCGTATACGTAGAGAAATTCATTATCTAATCCTTTCTCTACCATTTCTTCGCCATTAGCGAAGGTACCAAAGGGACAGAAATATGCACGTCCACCAAAAGGAACAAATGCAAAATCTGTCATTCCCGTAGTAGAAAATACAGTATACTGAGTAGTACTATTGACCACATGACTAATAGTACCAGTGGATGTAGCGACATTATAACTTAACACCAATAGACTGTTTTGAGTTAACATCGGATAATTATAAATCCGACGAACATTCTGTAAAGGTGTTACAGCGTTAACATCCTGGGATATAATAATACCATCACGAGTAATTACTGACTGACCCTGATGGCGCATATTATTAGACGCCTGAAAGTGATCTTCAGGTGTATTTTCCGGATCTCCCCTTTGGAATAATCCGTTAAAATTTGTTATAACTTTGCTATCGTGATCTCTCATGTCAGAACCTAAACGGTAGATTTCGACTTATAACCAGACATAAAAGGCTTACGTCGAATCTGTACATCCTGAGCATCTTTAACATTAATGGCTAATAATCTACCTAACGCTCCACCATTTCCATCTTTACCCTCAGCTTCTATATTTAACTGAGCTGAGCGTTCAGGATTTTCACCAATAAATCGTGCACATAATGCAGCTGTTTTGAATTCTAAAAAGGTGCGGGAATTCATTACATCAATTGCAGTAGTTGTATCTGTAATGGTATTTACATACCGCTGTCTGATGTAATCAATCTTCACTTCACGGTCAGTCGTAGCTGCGATAAACTGAATTTCCTGATCTAACCAAGTCCAATAAACAAGTTCGGATACCTGAATACCATCCAGGTAATGAGGAAGATAATTCCTCTTGTACATTGGAGTATACGGTTCCGACGATCCCGCTAATCTTTCCCATAATTGCTGAATAGCAATAAGATCAGTAGGATACGACGGAACCGTAGTTGAATTAGCTACAATAGCCGTGTCGCCCGCAGTAACCGTAACCGCGACCGCAGTTTTTTCCATTACTGGAATTTCACTTAATTCAAGATGTTCCTGCATCATAGCAAGAGCCATATTGAAATACGGTAACATCGCGGTGTAGGTATATTTAGTCTTAGCCGTATCATTCATTAACGACGCGGATAAATCTAAAATATCTGCAACTGTAACGTCCGTTGTAGCCATGCTTTACCTACTTTGCGAAAGTAAGGCCCATAGCCTTAGCTTTTTCTGGATCATCAACTAACTTACAATTCGGGCAAACTGGATACAGAGGATTCTTAAGTGCTCCACAACCCTTGCAATTAACCATAGCGAAGGACTGGAAATCCTTAACCCACGGCTTATCTAACGTTAATTCCTTCGCAGCCAATTTCATATCGTCTGAAATCGTTAAAGGATTACCGCTAGTACGTGCCCATAAAGTATCAGCGATTCTAACCAGTTCTAAGAACCATGCGCGCTGACGGGTATTAGCCTGTTCAAGAAGGGCAAGATATTCTACCTTCTTAAGGTCAGCTTCAGTAACTCTACCCGGAACGTAGAATACTCCCGGACGCATATCAGCCATATCACAGGCTAATAATCCAACCATCCAATCACGTACAACAGAATGTGCTACTGTAATAGATGAATGTGGAATCTCTAATAGAGGCTGTCCTTCATCAGTTTCTTTCCACCAACTAGAAGGCCCAACTTCTAAAAGACCTGGCTTAGTAAATCTACCAAAAGGAATTTGAAATACACCAGGCTGAATCGTATGTTTCTTTTCTGGTGCAATTACCTTTGGAAAGATTGAGATAATTGTGCTGATATCTAATGGATTGACAGGCGCGCGATTCGTCTGTCGATTTAGATTTCCTAAAATTGACATTAGTGAACTCCCTTTTCATAATTACGAGGAACTACAATTGCTTCACCGTGTGCAAGTGCATCACCTGTAGCAGTTTCCTCACCAAAAAGCTCATGTTGAATTGCTTCAACTCTCCTAGCAGTTTCTTCTGGATCGTTAGTCTTATCTTTATACTTGGCTAATGAATTATCCCCATGAATCTTAGCATGAAGAGCATCAATGATGATCTTAGCTACTTCATATCGTGGAGGTAAATAATTCATTTTATTATCAACGAATGACCAGATTGGTTCATAGGAAATTTTATGAACTGTCATTTCCTTAGCCGCATCCATTTCGCCAATAAAAGATAAACGTTCCAAAATATAACGGTCAGCTGCCCACTGTTTATACTTCGGAACTTCACGAACTTCAGGACTAAGAAGTTCTACTCCTTTGTCGGTATAATGCATCAGTCGTTTTTCATACTGATCATTACTCCAGACAACACGATAATTCGGACGATCGGAAGTCATATCAACACCAAACTCTCTACGGAGTTGAATATTAATACGATCCACTTCATCATCCACAGGGCCGCTCATTTAGCCTCCGCAAATGGAGATCCAACCACAAAGTTACCCTTAGCAACATCTCTATCAACTTCGTCCTGAGTAGGCTGATGTTGGGGTAAATAAAAGATGTTCTTCTGGTCAAACGTACCCGCGGTCATCCACTCACCATTTTCCTGACGTAATGGGAAGATAGTAGCAGATAACATATGACCAACAGGACACTCAAGATCACACCAAATCTTATACCCATAAATATCACGAGCGCGATTAAAGAAATCAATATCATCGCACCAATGATCTTTTTCGCACTGTCCCAGACGAATCCACGGAAGATCATCTGCCATCTTCTTGAATACGTCAGTCTTGATAAGTGCTGCACCTAATCCAGTATTCTTAACTTCAACAAGTCCTTTAAGACCCGGACGTAAGATACTGAAACGGCACGAACCATTGGTATAAGACTCATCGAATAGAATCGGAAGATGTGGATGACTCCTCATAAGATACAGTCCGGTGACAATATCTTTATCATGAGCCAACAGCTTCTTCAGAATGTCAGGACGTGGAACAACATCATCATCCAGAAAAAGGATATGAGTCATACCATTCTGAATCGCCAACTCAATCATCGTATTACGATTACGAGCGGGAGACTGTCCATGTGCAAATGACTGAGCAACTTCCGTATCAGGAATGTTCTTCTCAATCATATTAACATAATCATAGAAATCCGCACGACGTGCCATTTCCATAGTGGGAACGCAAATCATTACTCTGTTCATTGAAATAATTCCTAGTAAACGGGGAACCATGCGCCATTTGTAGACGGAGCAGGTTCAAGTCCATTGTTAATGTAATCCGTAGCTCGTCTAACAGTTTCACCTAAATCTTTTACATTTTTAACTAATACAATCTCCTTGTTCTTTTGTTTGAGTTTAGCAATTGGGAGATATGTTTCCGATACATACTCCTTTGTTCCGCCAACGGCAAGATCACCTTTTCCTCTAAGCGGTACACCGCAGTTGAAGCAGTGTGCTCTAATTTGATCTTCAAATGCAGTAATGGGGAGGTTGTACCAGTTATCGGATACAGGTAATCCTGTGTCATTAGCATTATCCATTAACATCGCCTGAGCACCTGCAATCTCACAGAAGAATGCACGTAATCCATGACGAGTCTGACAAATCATAGCTGACCACAACTGATTAATGTCACAGTTGTTAATCATCTTAACTTTATCTGTATACATGATATTAAGATCGTTCATGGATACATATACGGGGGAATGACCACTATCATACTGACCAATAGGATTACATTCGGGCCAATCGCGCTTCATTTCCTCTAATGCTGCCTTATCACAGTGAACATTTAAGTTCGATACAGCAGGATTGAAAGTTTCACGGCATAACGCGCCATGACCCATTAAATTATTACTCCATAATCCACGATTTTCAAATGGAATATATTTAGCTAAAATCTCACAGAATACATGAAACTGTGGGTGCATAGTTGGATTACCACCAAAGATTCCAACTACACCAAAATAATTACGTAATGATTTTACAGCAGTTTCAAAGTTTTCCTCACTCATCATTACAGGACGGCCGCCAAAGTTAGAACCCTGGGTACAATGAGTACAGGATAAGTTACACGCACGAGTAATATGAATCTGGATGATACCTCCACGCCAAGTGGGACGTTTATCACCCGGAGCCTTCATATTTGAAAATTCAAAGTTCATAATTCCACCCACCAAATTGTACCACAAGTGTTAACTTTATTTCCAAAAATTTCATTAACCGCTTCAATAACTCCGTGCCATGCATCACAATAATCATGTCCACAAAGAAGTCCCTTTTTCATAAGAGACATGGCATGATAAATATCTTTTTTAACTGCTTCGTACTCGTGAATTGCATCAATAAATATCATATTAGGGGGGTCAATAATTTTAAAATCTAGGAAGTTCATTCGATTAACTTGAACTTGACCAGACTCAATATAACGTAAGAGATTATTAAAAAAGATTGTATATTTTATATTGTCCCCATTTTCAAGTAGGGTACCTTTGTAGATTTGGAATTTACCGTCCCACGGGTCAATGGCATGAATAATACCGCGCGTATTATCTGCCATTGCCCGTGTGGATCGGCCGCAGTATGAACCTACTTCTAAGATCAGAGTTGACTTAGCCGCAGATTCGGCAAGAAAGTATAGCTCCTGCTCCGTCATCCAACCAGTGATTTTAAGAGCAGAAGCTATATTCATTATGGGGCAGTCGTAGTCAGAACCGCATACATGGGGAAGTACTTAGCCTGTAAGGGATCATAGACAAACAGGTTAGGACGATTCAACCACGTAGTACCGTTCGTGATGCTAGCAACAAGAATATTACCCGTCGTTAATGCACCAGCCCAATTCGTAAGTTTCGAGATGAGAACTAACGAATGCTGACCACTAACCGGCGGAGTAATAGTCACTAACGCCGTAGTACCCGTAATAAAGGATACATACGACTGTGGAGCAATTGTAGCAGCTGCGACAAACGTAGCCGGCGCAGGCTGCTGATTGCTCTGTGAGTTCAGGATGTTCTGAAATAACAGATCACTCATTGTTTAACCCCTACTAAGAAACTGCGCCAGGATACCACTTATCGTTCTTCTTACTATAAATGAATGCCGTAGCAACACTCGTAGTAAGAGAAACGACTAACTGGATATTACCCGTTGTTAACGTTGCAATACCCGCTGCATCTTTCGAGACTAAGAATAGGATTCCGCTAAATCCTGCGTAAGGCGGAACGATAGTCTTGATTGCAGTGGTACCCGTGATGAACACTACGTCCGTTTTTGGACTAATAGTGGCAGCCGCGACTAATTCACTTTCACTGAGTTTAGACGTAAGTCCTGGAATCATGCCTCCAACCTCCTTATGATTCTAGGAAACGGTTAACGTGTAATTGCTGCCACTCTTAGTGACAAGCATGGTGGTATAGCCCGCGAAGGTCTTAACTTCACCATTGCGTAAAGTGATAGACAAACTGTTACCATCGCAATCAAAGGTAAAGTTACGAATATCACTCAACACAACCGCTGTAGCAGTTAAGCCTGGACCAATCTTAGCAGTAACAGTAGCTGTACTTGCCATATTAGTACCCCGACGGAACAGCCAAGTTATCGATATACGCAGTAGCCGCAGGATTAGTAACGAACGTCTGCATACCAACTACCATGTAGAAGATATCAGAAGTCATAACACCACCCGAAGCTGCACGCACTTCGAAAATGCTACGGCCATCAGTCTTATAGAAGCCGATGGGTAACACTTCGCCACGTCCCCACACATCATCCACAACGAAGTCGATGCGCGTCTTATCCCAGTTATACGAGCACTTAACTGGAGCACCCGCCATCTGCATGTTGTCATTGAAGTACATATTCAGGCCTTCTTCTTTAGCCTGTTTATGGATGATCGAAACTAACTGTCCGATCTCTTCATATGCCTGCTTCTGGCAAGGATGCGTCCACGCATTCGGATTGAAATCATTATCGATACCAGTACGATTACCAATCTTGTTAATAGCAAGACGGGCAAACGGTAACACTAATCCCGAAGAATTAGCATTAACACGGTTCGACAGGATTTCAGGCGTCGTATTACGCGCGAATCCTAACCACGTACCAGTGGTAGAATTCGAGTGATGATACGGAACACCATACAGCGCAGGTAACGAAGCAGGTGCAGTAATACCAGCAGTAACAATAACGTCACCAGCAGTAGTAGCAGCAATTTGCGGCGTAACCGTCACAGTCTTGTTTTCAACGTCCCAAGAAGTAATGGTACCACTACCCTTGTTAGTTGCCAACGTAGTATCAAACACCTGCACCGTCTGACCATAACGCATCAAACGTACACCGAAACCATCGGTAGTACATAAGAAAACGCTAGAGCCACCAGCAGGAGTATCTGAAGTAATCGTACCGATTACACCAGTACCCGGCTGCATTAACTGACTGTCTAACTGACGACGTAATTCGTCAATAGCAGTAGCAGTAAGACGCCGCACAGCATTAACAATAGCCTTCCGATCATCATCGGTAGACCACTGAACTAACTTCGTGTATTCAATGTTCTCGCTGACGAATACAGAACTAAGCACAGCCTTATCGAAAGTCGGGCCGCCGCCACGTCCTAAATCGCCACCGTTTGCATCAAAGTACTGGAAGCTACCACCGGGACGAATTTCTAACGGAATACGCATCTGTCGAGAACTAATCTTCTCAACATCACGCTTCTTAATGTTAGAATAAAACTTATCGTCCCGCTCAAACAACACTCGAACTTTAGGGATAACCCTTTCAAGTTCTAATGCTGTAACATTAGATTCAACAACTGCCATATTAGTCCCTCATGAGGAAGTCAACTGATTTAGTACCTTTTGGTATTTGCCGCGCTTTATCCTTATCAGAACTTCCACTCGATCTGGGTGCAGAATTATTTTGATTCTGTCTAGATGACGAAGGTCGTCCTACAGGTAAAGGTTGGCTCCTCTCATTAGGACTTTTTGTGCCCAGTCCTTTCAGGGCGGTATTACGTGTCTTACGAATAATATCAGGCAGTAAACCTTTGGCCTTAGACCAGTAGGCCGATCGAATACGGTCTAGCGATTCCTGACTGAAGTCATTTTCAGCAGCCTTTTGCCACAGTTTATCTAAGATACCCTGGAATCGAGTATCTTTAGAAATCTGTGATTGAAGCTGCGAAGTGCATTTCTCAATAGCAGTATTCTTAGTAAATTCGTTCATAGATCCCCGTGGATCAATGTTCTTATCGATAGCTGATGTAACGATGTTATGGATACGAGTATTGACAGCAGTCGTATGAGTATCTAACTGCTTCTCAAAGAACTGCTTTTCTTTTTCTTCAATAGCCTTAGTACGTTCATCTTTTTCACCAGAATCCTGAGATAATCTAGTGGCAGGCGTGAACTTGTCTGAATTGAAGATGAACTTGTTAATAAGACCAGCCGCGATCTTATTATCTTCATCTCCGGAATTAGCCATTGCTAAGATCGTAGACTTAATCACTGTCCCCATGACATGATAATAAGCCTGTGTATCTACATCACGAAGATTCTCAAGATACTTATCTACAACAACATCAAAGAGTTTCGGATCTTCTTCTTTAATGTTCTTCAGGATATTAATCGTATTACCCTGGAGTAAATCTTCACTGAGACTATCTAACTGTGCAGCCTTCTCAACAGCAACTTCTGCATCCTTAATCGTGGGAAGTAATTCAGAATACTTCTGCTCACGATAAACAGCTTTATCGAGATGAGGAAAATCCTTGAATACGTTGGGATACTTAGCTAATACAGCTTTACGAGGAACAGATAAAGAAACTTCCTCGGTATCAACCTTATCTTCAAGTTCTTCTTCTAACTCATCTTCTACCTTAACTTCGTCCTTAACTTCTGGTAACTCTTCGTCATCTTCAGATTCATCATCTACTTCAGGTACTTCCAAAGTTTCTTCACTATTCAGAAAATCTAAAGCATCAACCTTAGTATCTTCTACAGCAATACCCGGAGCATCATCAGTTGCGTATAATAACTTAATCTGTGGAAACATTATCTTTCTCCGCTAATGGTGTCGCATCACCTTTGGGTGCCGGCTGACTACCCTTATTGCCTTCTTGAGTCGGCTGCGAAATGGGAGCAATTAACATCATATGCGCTTGCATATGTAAAAGAATATTCTGGTATCCGTCTGGATTCTCTAATCGTAATTGTCTACCACCTTCGCTTACTAAAAATCTGCGACATACCGCAGCGTGAACTTCATGATCATCAATTAACGGTTCAACAGGAACAGAAGATTCCATCTGCATTTCATCTCCCATACCTTCTTCCATCATAGCAGAAGGTACAGGAGCACCAATGCAAAGTTCTTTAATCTCGTCTAACTGTTTCTCTCTATCGTCTTCGCCTGGAATATGGAAATTAGTAATACCAATAGCATCTTGAAGATTTTTAATATTATTAGGGTCATTAATAATACGAGCAACTTCAGGATTGGGATTTTGGAGTAACTCCATAACCGTATCCTTTTGCTGACTCCAAGTAAGTGGGATATTCTCATTAGCTTCTAATTCAATACGGCCAATCTTACCTTCAGTTTCAGCTTTACGAATATAAGCATTGAAGAATGAACCTGCTTCGTTCTGTTGAACGTCACGTTCATCTTCTTGCATTTCCTTGATATACATTGGAATAACTTTACTGTAGATATCTTTCCACCACGAAGTAAAGATTTTCCAAGTATTCTGCTGTCTCTGCATGGCCTGGGCACGAGACATAGAATATTCAGATGCAGTACCACCACCGCTAGTAAGATTACCACCAAATAAACTAGGTAGAGCACCAGAGGTTAACTGGCCTAATTCCTGTACTTTCTGGAAGAATGGCAGAACCTCTGGACTTAAGTTAGCAGTCTTAAGTTCATAGAAGGATTCCTGAAGTGATTTACCCGGTGCAGCATTTACAGGATAAATAGATCCAGGTGCTACTTCTGTCTCGCCATACTTCTTAAAGTTGAGAACTTTAGGATCAGCAAAAGTCTGTCCAATACCATGTTCAATCGTCTGAAGGACAAGGGAAATGATATCGTTAGTAATATCCTGAATGCTAACAAGCTGAGAACCAGCAGGATCAAAATGAATATAATCGGAGAGGGGATTGTAAGTAAGAGTCCAACAATCATCCAGCGACTCATTGCAAGCCTCTGCAAAATCCTGATTGATTAAGACTACTTTCGCACCATTAGGAAACTTCTTCTTAAGTTCCGCTACCTTCTCTTCATTATTTAATACGTTAAATGCAGAAGGACGGAGCCAACAGTTTCTAACAGTAACAGTCTGAGTAGGATACTCCCCGTGGTATTGTGGATTGAGTCTTGCCCATTGAGCATATTGATCGGGACCACTTACGCCACTTTGAGGAGTAATTTTAGTAGAGCCACTCTTATTTCTAAGTTCAGGATACGTTTGAATTGCATTAGAGTAATGCGTTTCATACGACTGAATTAGATAAGGGGCATCTGCCTGTTTACGAGCGTAGTTGGGAACTTTAACTACAAGTCCACCGTAAATCTCTAAACAGATTCTTGATTTGGGAAACTGGGTAGTACCAACGATACGAGTAACTACGAGTTTAGATTTCTGTAAATCGGGATCAATAGCGGACGCGCAATTAGGACAAATAACTCCACTCTGAGTGGACTGTTGTAATAAAGCATCGTCATCGTCCGGCTGAAATTCATTAGTGATTTGTTCATTAAACAAATCGTCAGGGAGTTCTGTCTGGCAAAACTGACAAACAAATCCTTCTTCTGTAGTCTCTTCAACCTTATCAGATTCATAAGTTCCAAAGGCCGTATCAGCCTTAGGATAACTATAACACGCTGTCATACCTTCCGTAACGAACACGAATAAAGCATGAAGCCATAGAAGAGAAACGTTATTATGTTTATAGATTAACTGTGCAATCTGATCTCCCGCCTTAGCGGTCATGCAATCAAGAGTGTTGTCAGCATCATCAGGAAAACACTTAATAGCAGGAACACTAATACTGAGAGCAGCAATAATACTTTCCAGATACGCACGGAATATATTGACAGGCTTATCGTAGAACTCTTGATTAAGATTTGAATCAGCTGATGTACTTTCGTCCCAAACACGCCAGTCATGTGCAACTTCACTATACCAAATACGAGTAAAGCCTTCCCAAAGATATTTATACCTACGCCACTGTCTTACCTGCCGTTCACGTACAGCGGTATCCTCATTGTCAAATTCAGTGACAACAGTTTGTAGGGCGATTTTAAGTTCTTCGGAAAGAACAATCTTACTCATTTACACTTCGTCTGAAGCCTGTCCAGTTTCAGCCTTTTTGAATAAGTTGAACTTACCCTTAGACTTTGCACCCTTCTTCTTGCTGAACAAATGCTTCTTAGGCTTACCCTTTGCCATACTGCTGATGTGTTCCGTCATTGACTTCGATGGATTCGCTTTGAACATCTGCATCTCCTACTTGTAAAACTACGTTTTCAATAATACCCGTTTTACGTTCAAGCTCTAAGATCGCTTCGTCTTGTTCTTTCTTAGTCTGCTTCAGAATTCTTGCTTTCTCACGATCTTCTGCTTCTAACATCTGCCTGCGTACATTCCATGGAACTACCTTTGGTTGAATTACCTCTGGTTCTTCTTCTACTTTATTAAGTGCATTAGTAGCAGAAGGATCATCCAGGATGTAATTAAGGAGACGGTCGCGTTCGTATCGTAATGAAGTAACTTCAGTTCTTAACTGTTCAACTAATGGATCTATTTCATCTGCACAATGGGGGCAGTGTGGATTTCTAATATCATGAAAGAATTTAACAATAAAATTCATCTAGAACCCCACCTAGAACGATAACGTTTAATACTAACTGGTCCAGGATTATCATCGCCTTCACCTGCGTCCAGTTGTTTCATATTGCGATAGAATGCTGTGTAGTCTTGAGTATTCTCTAACCTGTATTGTATAATCTCTCGCTTCTTAGCTTCTACAAATTCTTCCTGAGCGAGATCAAAATAACTATCAGCTAAGTCTACAAGATATCTACAGCCATCATAAGGATCGTCACCGTCGTATTCGGCAACATCCTCAATCTTTTTCTTATCGTAACTGGCCGCTTTAATCGAATCAATAACCGCGGGACAACAATCGAATATCTGTAGCTTCGGAATATTATCTTCTTCGGTCTGTGGATCAAAACTACGAAGATAATTCTTGTATTCGACAATTCCCTTATTACGTAATAACCACTGTGAATACTGTTCGTTAAATGGTAAAACTTCGTCCTGTGGAATAATCGGCTTCTGCTTCCACCTTAAATATTCATGAAGGAGAATCTTACCAGCTAATCTTGTACCAGGCGCGTTATTACTTAACCCAACTTCTCTACCTAATGCCGTAGAGATTTGCTGTTGTATAGTATGTTCCTGTCCTCTGTCCTGCCCGACAGATTTACAGAAACGAATTAATTTAGGGTCTTCCTTATCAACGAACTGTTTAACGTAGGGTGCCCATTCTTCAATCTTAACGAGCTTCCAAACCAGTTCTCTGTAGATGTATACCCTACGCTTAGGACTAATAGCAGCAAATCCTACCCAGGTTTGTGCTTTAAATCCCCAGTCTCCAACTACAATCCTAGGCCACCACGAAGGAATATCAAACGGTGGAATTACGTGAAGTGCATTCTCAGGTTCATCGGGATAATGTTTATCACGGAACTCATCGAATACCTGTCCAGAGTACGCATTCCAATCGCCATATAACTTAGCCCGCTTCTCAGCTTCGGGTAATGCCATTAACGATTGCATATACCCAGGATCTAAGTGAGGATTATCGGCCGCGGTTGCGTGTATATAAATACGTTTATTACCGCCGCGACCGATTATAATCTTTCCATCATTAGGAGGTGGAGCAGGATCTACTAATCGTTTCCTAACCCAAGTATGTCCAATGCCCCCTGGCATACCTGCTGTACGAATAATCGCAGGAAGATTAGCATTGCTAGTACGAGTACGAGTGAAGCCAATATATAAATAAATAAATTCGGTGAATGAGGTAAGCTCATCAGGGGAGTAGAGATTGATTTCCATTGAATCATATTTATGGACATCGTTCTCATCCTCACACTGAGCTAAGAAGATTCTAGCACCGTCATTCGTTCCTCTTTCACGAGCACCAAATTGATCCTCTCTAGGAAATGTCCAACACATATCGGACTTATTGAGAGTAGCGCCAAACTTAGGATATAACTGCTGCGAACGAGGAATGATCTCATTTCGTAATTCAGGAAATGTTCGACGCATGAATACCTGTTTAAAGTCCGGGTATTTATGCCATCCATGAATAAGTCCATAAACTAATAATACGTCTGTCTTGGCTGAACCTGCTCCCCCACCGTATGCGGCTTCCTTTACAGTTGTAGGTACTGCTAAGAACTTTGCCTGCTTAGGTGTCGGTCGCCATTCACCTTTATTAAAGGACATCTAGTGTGTATCTTTACGTTGATCAAACTTTCTATCAATCAAGGTAACGATATCTTCCTTGCGTACCATATTACGTTCTTGAGTTTCGATGAGACTAATTAACTTAGTATTGGATGAGGTGTTATCTTTAATAACTGCCATCATCTGATCTGAAGTTGTTTTCCACAGTTCAGTATACTGCTTAACATCCTTACGGTAAAACATGAACATGAATCCCGCTAGGACTCCACCCACTCCTAATGTAGTAAACCATTTCACAAATTCAGCATCCATAACAAATGGGTGCATTACTGATTACTGAGCACGACTACTGCCGCACCCCCAGGGCATCTAAGAAATAACCCCCCGCCTAATACAAATCCAGTAGTAGATGCAGCTACAGCAACAAATGAGGCTCCTACTGTAGTAGCCACTTCTAATGCTGCATTACCTACACACCACTTAGCTAGTCCAGGTGTAGCGTATACCTGATTCTGTACTAGAACGTTATTCCCACTGACAAGCGCGGTTGTCGCCATGTTAACTCCAACCCTGAATTATTCTAGGGCTTCAACTGTTTCAAAGGAGGATTCTTTAGCGAAACCAGGATTGTACATTACAATCGAAGGTCCATTAATATTAACACCTGTATCTTTACGTTCAGACGCAGGTTCCATATCCTTAATGATACCACTCATAGTCTTAGCTACTAACGCCAGGTCTGTTAACTTGGCATCCATGAGTTTATCTTCCGTAATATTCTCAAACGTCTTATTGAGAATCTTAGTAGCCTTCTTAGTAATCCTATCCTTGGATTGTCTAAGAGCGGAAGCTAATTCTTTATTGGGCTTGTCGTAGGTGCTTGTGGAAGTAGCACCATTAGAATATGCAGAAACTGAGGATGGACTTACATCGAACATCTTAGCGAATTGCGTAGCACTACGGCGACCGTTTTGTACTTTATCATCCGCTATCAATGCACGTAATGAGTCAGGTACATTATTGTCACCTTCACTACGGCCAGGTCTAGGAATATCTATAACCTGTGCGGGTTTTAATTCAGGTACAGGGGATCGTTCTAAACGCTCTACCTCTGTATTAAATTCTTCATCTGATACAATTCCAATAGGCATATATACACCAAAGACTTGTAAAGCTTATCATACTTACTTCGGGGTGTCAACTGTCCCCTTTTTGACACTCCCCGTTAAGTCCTTCGGAATGAATGACTTGGGGAACCGTTGACAAACGGATCAGTGTGTGTTACAATCCGTTGACACCGTTCTCAATATAAGGAGTAGTATGTATGAGTAAGTGGCAGATGATTAAATGTTTCTTCGGATTCCACACACCTGAAGTAGTTGGATATCCCTGTACTACAAATACAGAAGGGTGGTTAAGATATGTTGAATGTGAATATTGTGGTGTCTATTTAAGGGAGCATACAGAAGATGAACATAAGTGATATCATTTATGAATGCCAGGTTAAACCTAACACTTATGGATTAATCACCAGGAGAACATGGAAGGAATTAAAAACTGTATTTGATACACATGTTAAACTGTCAGGCGCGTCTAGGATTAGTAAGGTAGAATCAGTCTATCACTATGCCAATGGAAGTAAGATATACTTCAGTACAATACATTGCCTTAGGAATATAGAGAGACATCTGGGAATGTATTATGACTTTATGGATATAGATTATATTATGCCTAAACATGGAATGGAACTGCTAAAGAGGATTAGACCAGATGACATCCGCAAAATACTCAAGGATCTGTAAGGAATGTGGAACTTCAATCAGCACCAATCGCAAAAACCAACGTTTTTGCACGGAGAAGTGTAGGAATAAACATTGGGTAAAGGAGAATCCGAGGATTAAACGTGAAGTATAAGTATGGTATATGTAAGGAGTGTAAAACAAAGAGACGAATCTTTTATTTAGGATCTAGAGGGGACTATCGTAAATATAGATGTTCAAAGGGTCATACCTGGGAAGTGGAGATATTAGGAACTGAAAAGATAGCAGGAATAATGCAGGAGGTTATGCTCAAACATATAAAGAACATATTTGAAAGGGATGATACTTTCTATAAAAATCTAAAAAAGTAACTAAGTATGGGACCATAATATGGGACCCAATTCTAAATATTTTAGAGAGGCACACGATTGATGCCACCCCCAGCGAACCTTTTTTAAGCATGCTTCATTTTAGGGGGTATACCCTACCCACTACCTAGTAAAACTAACAGGTCAAAAACTAGTAGTTTTGACAGCTATACAAGCGTAGGATACTCCTGTATGATGTATCCATAAGTTAGTTAACACGTTATTAGTGAGGTGCCGATATGAAGCTTAGCAAGACTGTTAGCACGTTCGAGATGATGCTGATGTATATCAGTGAAGGGTATCCCGAAATGGCGCGTATCTACACTATCAAATTGGTGCGCTCATGCCGGTAAAAAAGCTGTATAGCCTGTATCAGCGTAGACACGGCGAAACGCGATGGACCCGTATCAGTGCATCATCCTATCATAAGGATATTGCTATCAGGGTATTTCAATCGCGCCTGATAGATGCTGCGCTCGGCGGGTATCGTGATAGTTGCGATAACCTTTTGGAACTGCGCCTGCGCCCGATTAAACTGGAGTTGCCTGAAGCGAAGTAACGAAATTGGTTGTTGACATCTGCCCCCGACTATGATACACTTCTTAAGTCGGGGGCAGTTGAGAGTGACCGACAAACGAGCGAGAATGACCTGTTTCGGGGACATCGGAAACGACGGTAATTTACTAATTAGGAGAGTGTATGAAGACTGAAAAGTTTAGCGGCAAGATGGAGTCGGCGTATGGTAAGGTTCTGCCTACTCCTATCCCTTTCTCCGGCTCGTTTGAAGCTTTGGAGAATATCGACGAAGTTAAGACGGCAAACGAAGTGCCAGACGATAAAGAAGTTGTGGCATGGGCCAATGGCAAGCGGAAGGCTAGCGAGCGCCAGAAGGCTATGAATGCTGCGCTGGAAGCTGCCGGAATCTCTAAGCCTACGCTGGAAGATCCTCAGGTTCAGTTGCTTCAGATTATCAAGGCGCTCCGTGCATCGGGACGCTCTGAAGAGGATGCTATTGCGCTGGCGGAGACTACGCTCGGCGTTAAGTATCAGTCCTAGATAATCCTCGTTAGCCTAAGTAGCTAACTGGATTAGGATGGGGGAGAGACTGCAAATCTCCCCTATTCTTTTGCTCAAAATTCTCGATAGGATACTTTTTATGGCGTATACTCTGCAAGGAACTAAAGATTGTGCTGTAGTTTCTATCTGTAACTTTACAGGTAAATCCTATGATGAAGTTTTAGCTGCGGGGGAGATTATTACTCCTAATTTTAGGACTGCGGTTAGAATACGTGGCACGTATCATCACGAAGTTACTTTCATCCTTGCACACTTAACTAAACGTGCATGGACTGAGACTACTCCGCGCAGGGGGCAAGATAAATTAAACGGTATTCTTAGCTGGCATAAACCGGGATATGCTAAGGGACATATGACCGCATGTATTAATGGTCATGTATTCGATACTAATGGCAAAACTTGGCCGATTGAAGAATATCGTAGGGTATATAACTTCTGTCTTAGAAAGGTGTGGAAATGAAAGTATATGTATTGATAGAGTTTTTCCAAACCTACAATAAAGTAGTTGCTGTATTTATAAGCAGTGAAGCTGCTATCAAGTTTGCTAAAGACTTTAACATTCAATCTTGGCATATTGACATTCACACTTTGAGGTATTAAATAGTATGTAGAAATAATTAATTATCAGGGTGAGTGAGTGAGTGTCTCTCTCTCTCCCCTGATGGGGGGACACTTAGACCCCTTTTATGTCCTAAAAGGGTGACACCGCCCATAGGACGCGAGAAAGGATAGTATTGTTTTTTTTTTTTTTTTTTTTTTTTTTTTTTAAATTTTTTTTTTTTTTCTCCCACTTTCCCCTTTTCAGGAAACTTTAACTTTTAACCCCCCTGAGTGAGTGAGTTCCCCTTTCTTTGAAAACACCAAAACCCGGTTAAAAAAAAAAAATTACTAAAAAAAGAAAAAAGAAAAAAAAAAAAAAAAAAAAAAAAAAAAAAAAAAAAAAAAAAAAAAAAAAAAAAAAAAAAAAAAAAAAAAAAAAAAAAAAAAAAAAAAAAAAAAAAAAAAAAAAAAAAAAAAAAAA